CCGGGGGGGATGGGCCCCAGCGGCGTGGCGCTCGCGCCGCAGCGGGTTTGATCCTCCTGTCGGCGGCTCTGGCTGCCATGCGAGAGCCGCCGTGTGCGCCGGACGGAAAGAAACGGGAAAGGAGGAGCCTTATGGAGCAGGCAAAGGACTGGAGAAAAACCAAACAGTACCGGGAACTGAAAAAGTCCATGCTGGATAATCTGGAAGCCAGAGGCCTTTTGGAAAAAGCGTACACCGACAAGGTGGACGAGTATCTGGACTTCTGGGTGCGGCGGCAGGAATTGCAGACGGATGTGGCTGAGCGCGGTCTTTCCGTGATGGATGATCGGGGCCGCATTACGGAAAACCGCAGCGTGTCTCTGGAAATTCAGGTGGCCCGGCAAATGCTGGCCGTATGGACGGCACTGGGCTTTAAAGACGCCGCCGCAAAATCGGACGTGCCGGGAGGCATGGACGATGAGCTGTAAGCTGCCGCCAGCGGTCACGGCGTATCTGGAGGCAGTGGAAGCAGATAAGCCCCGGGCCTGCCCGGAGCAGCACGCCCTGGCGGCGCATATCCGGCGGTGCTTCGAGACCGAAGATCTGCGGGTGGATACAGAGCAGCTTCGGCGGTACCTGAGTTTGTCCCGCTATTTCCCGTATAAAGACCTTTTCCTGTGGGAGCAATTTCTGACGGCGCTTTGGATGTGCACCTACACCGCTGACGGACGGCCCCGGTGGAAAACCTTGTTTTCCATGGTTGGCCGTGGCGCGGGAAAGGACGGTTTTATCGCATTTGTCTCCATGTGCGCTACCTCTCCCTACAATCCGGTTGGCAGCTACAACGTAGATATCTGCGCCAATAACGAGGAGCAGGCCATGACGCCGGTGCTGGATCTGGTGAACACGCTGGAGCTTCCCAAGAACGAAGCGAAGCTGAAGCGGTTTTACTACCACACAAAGGAGCTGGTGCAGGGGCGGAAAAACCGGGGCGTAGTCAAAGGGCGCACCAACAACCCCAAGGGACGGGACGGTATGCGCTCCGGCATGGTGATCTTTAACGAGGTCCACCAGTTTGAAAACTACAACAACATCAAGGTGTTTATCACCGGTCAGGGCAAGGTGGCTCAGCCCCGCGTGGGGATCTTTACCTCCAACGGCGAAGTCAATGACGGGCCTTTGGATGATTATCTGGCCAGAGGACGGCGGATCTTATTTGAAAACGAGCCGGACAACGGCTTTCTTCCCTTCATCTGCTGTTTGGAGACCCGGGAGCAGGTACATGACCCGGAAAACTGGTACATGGCAAACCCATCCCTGTTTTACCTGCCGGATCTGTTTCAGGAGACGGCGGACGAATACCGGGACTGGGTGGAGCACCCGGAGCAAAACGGCGATTTCCTGACAAAACGAATGGGCTTGCGGGCCGGATTTCAAGAGATCAGCGTGACGGACTATGAAAAGATCCTCAAGACCAATAAGCCTCTGCCTGAGCTGCGTGGCTGGACTTGCACGGTAGGACTAGACTATGCGGAGCTGAGCGACTGGGCGGCAGTCAACCTCCATTTCCGGCGAGGCGCAGACCGGTTTGACATCAACCACGCATGGGTTTGCCTGCAATCCAAAACCCTGCCGCGGATCAAGGCTCCGTGGCAGATGTGGGCAAAGGAAGGACACCTGACGGCGGTGGATGATGTGAGCATCAGCCCTGATCTGATCGCGGCATACATTCAGGACGCTGCCAGATGCTACAACATCAAGGCGCTGGCGATGGACCACTACCGATGGACGCTGGTTTCCGAAAGTATGCGCGCCATCGGCTTTGACGCGGCGGACAAGAACCGGGTGAAGCTGGTACGGCCATCAGACATCATGCAGGTGGAGCCGGTGATCCAAGAATGCTTTGACCGGGAGCTGTTTTGCTGGGGCGACCAGCCTCACCTGCGATGGGGCGTGAACAACACCAAGCGGGTCCGCAGCTCACGGAAGCAGGGGGTCGATACCGGAAACTTTATCTACGCCAAAATCGAAGCAAAAAGCCGAAAGACAGACCCCTTTATGGCATTGGTGGCCAGTATGACGATCGAACCGCTGCTGGGCACCGGCGCTCCGCTGGCGGCCCCGCTGATGGGGGCCATCAGACTATAACGGTCCGATTCGGACCGGAGAAAGGCTGAACTATGGGATTAAGATTTTTTGAATGGCTGGCGGGAAAGGGCGGGCGAACCGCCACGACGGAAATCTCCTGCCAAGAGCTGCTGGCGGCGGCAGAGGACTTCCAGGCGCGTCAGCTTTCTTTCTGGACCTGCGTGAACATGGTGGCCAACGCCGTGGGCCGCTGCGAGGTAAAGACTTTCCGGGGACGGGAGGAGATTCAGGAGCAAGAGTATTACCTGTGGAACGTGGAGCCAAACGTGAACCAGAACAGCTCCGCCTTTTGGCATAAGCTGATCGCCAAGCTGTTTTTGGACAATGAAGCGCTAGTGATCTCCAGTAAGCGGCGAGACGGCATGGACGCGGTGATGGTGGCGGACAGCTGGCAGCAAAACACCTTCTGGCCGATGCGGATGAATGAGTACATCAACGTGACGGTGGGCGACACCGCCTATGAAAAAACCTTCCGGGAAAACGAGGTGCTGCATTTAAAACTCCACCACAACGCCATGCGCCCGGTGGTGGACGGTCTGTGCCAGTCCTACATGCGGCTGGTGGCAGCGGCTATGAGCCGCTATCAGTGGGAGCGTGGGCAGCACTGGAAGGTCCACGTAAATCAGATCGCATCCGGCACGCAGGATTTTGAGCAAAATTTTGCCAAGATCATCGAGCAGCAGATCAAACCGTTTTTTGGCAGCGGCGCGGCGGTGCTCCCGGAGTTTGACGGATACGACTATCAGCAGGTTAACAAGTCTGGCGATGGCAAGGTGGGCGACAGCCGGGACGTGCGGAACCTGATCGAGGACATTTTCGATTTTACCGCCCGGGGATTTTTGATCCCCGCTGTGCTGGTGAACGGCACCGTTCAGGGCACAGCGGACGCCAACAGCCGTTTTCTGACCCAGTGTATTGACCCCATCTGCGATCAGCTCCAAGAGGAAATCACCCGAAAGCGGTATGGCTTTGACGGTTGGAAGCAGGGCAACTTTGTCCGGGTCGATTCCTCTGCTATCCTCCACTTTGACATGTTTGCCAATGCGGCCAACGTGGAAAAGCTGGTGGGCAGCGGCGCCTTTTCGGTCAACGATGTGCTGCGGGCGGCCAACCAGGCCACCATCAACGAGCCGTGGGCCGACGAGCACTTTTTGACTTTGAACATCGCGCGGATCCAAGAAGCCGCGCAGCAGATGAATGCACAGAAAGGAGACAGCGGGAATGAGTAATCCCAAGCAGAAGGACCGGAGAATGTGGGCGCTGAAGCAGCGGGCGGAGGACGCCAAGACACTGGAGCTTTACATCTACGGAGATGTGGAGGGCGACAGCTATGACTGGTGGACCGACGAGACGATCCAGAGCGAGACCAGCGCCAACGCCTTCCGGGACGCTCTGGCGGAGCATCCGGAGGCGACGGAGATCGCCGTTTACATCAACAGCTACGGCGGCAGTGTATTTGAGGGCACGGCCATCTACAACCAGCTCAAGCGGCACAGCGCCCACAAGACGGTGTATGTGGACGGCTTTGCTTGTTCCATCGCCTCGGTCATCGCAATGGCCGGCGACACGGTGGTGATGCCGCGCAACGCACTCATGATGATCCATAACATGAGCATGGGTATTTACGGAAACGCAACTGAGCTGCGAAAGGCCGCAGACAATCTGGACACCATCAATCAGGCGGGGATGGAAGCCTATCTCCAAAAGGCCGGTGACAAGCTGGACCCGGATACCCTGAAGGAAATGTATGACGCGGAGACCTGGCTGACGGCGGAGCAGTGCATGGAGCTGGGATTGGCCGACCGCTACGCGGAAAAGGACGCGGACATGACCCAGGCTGCGGCTCTGCTGCAAAAGGCCAACCTGACCTTGGAGCAGCGGATCACCGTGCAGAAAAGCCTTGCCGCTCAGCTTCGGCAGTTGGCGGCGGACACTGGTCCTAAACCGCCTTGCCCCCCTGATCCGAAAGGCCCGGAGCCTCAGCCCGAACCCCAGCAGAAAAACCGTATTATGAGCCTGTTTGGCTAAAAATGAAAGGAGAACACTATGCAGAACAATGACATCCGGAGCCGCGAGGAGCTCCGCACCCTCATCCAGAAGGCAGTTGCCGACAATGACCCTGCCGGCTTCCAGGCAGCCTTTGACGAAATGCTCCAGCGTGTGGGCCTGGACGTGAAGCAGGAGTATGAGCAGCAGCTTGCCGACCTTCGCCAGGAAATGGACAGCCGTATCCTGACGGCCCGGGGCGTCCACCAGCTTACCGGCGAGGAGCACGCCTACTACCAGAAGCTGGGCGAGGCCATGAAGGCCATTGATCCCCGGCAGGCCGTGACCGGCATGGACGCTGTGCTCCCTAAGACGGTGATCGACTCCGTTTTTGAGGATCTCCAAACCAATCACCCCCTGCTGAGCCGCATCAACTTCCGGGCCACCGGCGGCGCCGTGGAGATCATGGTGAACACCAACGGCCATGAGGAGGCGGCGTGGGGCGATCTCTGCGACGACATCGTCAAGGAGCTGACCTCCGGCTTTAAGAAGATTCCCGCCCAGCTGCTGAAGCTCTCCGCTTTCCTGCCGGTGTGCAAGGCCATGCTGGATCTTGGCCCCGAGTGGCTGGACCGCTATGTGCGCGAGGTGCTGTACGAGGCATTCGCCAACGGCATGGAGGCGGGCATCGTGACCGGCGACGGTGACAAGAAGCCCATCGGCATGACCCGTCAGGTTGGCGACAATGTGGTGCGTTCCGGCAACGCCTATCCCGAGAAGACCCCCGTGAAGGTGCGGGATCTCAGCCCCGCCACCGTGGGCAATCTGATCTCCCTGATGGCAGCAGACCCCAACGGCAAGGCCCGCCGTGTGGAAAGCATCCTGTTGCTGGTAAACCCCCAGGACTACTACCAGACGGTGATGCCCGCCACTACGCTGATGGCCCCTGACGGCACCTACCGCAACGACGTGATGCCCTACCCCATGACCATCATCCAGACCCCCGCGCTGAGCCGGGGCAAGGCAGTGATGGGCCTCTCCAACCGGTATCTGGCTATGGCGGGCACCGCGCCCAACGGCCGCATTGAGTACAGCGACCACTACCATTTCCTGGAGGACGAGCGGGTATACCTTATCAAGGGTTACGCCAACGGTATGCCTCTGGACAACAACGCCTTCCTGCTGCTGGATATTTCCGGCCTGAAGCCCGCCACCTGGAAGGTTACGCAGGTGACGGAGAGCGCACCCTCTGACGATGCCACTCTGAGCGCCCTGTCTATTGGCTCTCTGGCCCTGTCCCCCGCTTTTGCCTCCGGCACCGTGACCTATACGGCGGAGACTACCAACGCCACCAACACCGTGACCGCCGTTCCCTCTGACGCAGGCGCGGAGATCGAGGTGCTGGTGAACAACCGCAAGATCGACAACGGCAGCGCCGCCACCTGGCAGACCGGAAGCAACACGGTGAAGGTTAACGTCACCGCCGCTGACGGCACCGCCAAGAAGACCTACACGGTCACCGTCACCAAGAGCTGATGGCGGATCGGAACAGCCTGCCGCCCGGCCTGCTGTCCGATGTGGAGAACTACCTGAACATCACCTGGAGCGATGAGGCCACGGATACCAAGGTATCCGGGCTCATTGCCTCCGGGATCGGGTACCTGGACAAGAAGGCCGGAAGCCCGCAGGACTATACAGCGGACGGCGACGCACGGACGCTGCTGATGGAATACGTCCGCTACGCCAGAGACAGCGCCCTGGACGTGTTTGAAAACAACTATCAATCTCTCATTTTGAGTATGCAGAGCGAAAGGCGGGTGAGCGCGTATGCCATGGAAAGCGCCGTATCGCCCTCGCCGTGACAGCGAGATCACTCAGACCTATTCCGACGGACTGGTCAAGGTCTATGCCGTTGCAGATACGGCGGCGCCGGGCTACAAGCCTGTGGAGGGTTTGACATTTAAGGCCGCTTTGCGATACGAGGAGCGGCGTCTTGGCATCCAGCGGTATTACGAGGGACGGCAGAATCAGGCTCAGATCGAGCGGGTGCTGCGGGTTCCACGGGTCCCCGGCGTGAGCAGCCAGGACGTGGCTGTGACGGAGGACGGCAAGCAGTACCGCATCGATCTGATCCAGACAACAACCGACGTTTTCCCGGAAAGCATGGATCTGACGCTGCTGCGGATCGAGCAGAAATACGAGGTGCCACATGACCACCTGGTATGAGCGAGTGATCGCCGCCCACCGAGCGGTGACAGACACAGTGAGCCACGCCGTCCGGCTCAAATCCGACCGCTATTTTGTGTGGCAAGAGGACGGCAGCCATGATCTTCCCGGAGATAACGGCCACGGAGAGACCGCCGTCACCGGCACCACGGATCTGTTTACCAAATCCGAGTTTGACCCATGGGTTGAGCAGCTGGGCGAGAGTTTCAGCGCCCATGGCATTTCCTGGACGCTGAACTCCGTCCAGTACGAGGCGGACACCGGCTTTATCCACTACGAGTGGGTGTGGGAGGTGACCTAATGGCAACCATCACGTTTAAAAGCGGCGAGGAATACATTCTGAAGCTCACCCGGCTGGAAAAAGAGGCTGTGGAGAAAGTCTGCGGCCCTGCTATCCATGACGGAGCAAAAGTTGTGGCTGATGCTATCCGGGCAGAATTGCAGACTGTTCCCACAGACGAGGGCTGGGGCACGCAGGAGAATCCAGTCCGCGGACCCAAGAAAACGCAAAAGGCTGCGCTGCTGGGAACCCTGGGCATTACCTCCATGCAGAAGGACAATGACGGAATGTATAACGTCAAAATCGGTTTTGACGGGTATAACAACATTCGATCAAAGCGCTGGCCACAGGGCCAGCCGAATCAGATGGTTGCCCGGGCCATTGAAAGCGGTACCAGTTGGATGAGCAAAAACCGTTTTGTAGGCAAGGCAGTGAGCCGGGTGAAAAAGCAGGCGCTTGCCGCCATGCAGAAACGGGCAGAATCTGAGATCAACAAAATTATGAAGTGAGCGCGTGTCCGATTCGGACCGCGAGAAAGGAGCGCACATGGCAACCATTGGTTTGAGCAAGCCTTATTTCAGCGTTTACAACGCAGCCGGGACTACGGTGAGCTACAGCAAGGGTGCTGTGATGGGTAAGGCCACCGAGGCCAACATCGAGATCGATACGACTGAGGATAAAAACCTTTATGCGGACAACGGCATCGCCGAAACCGACCGCACCTTTGCCGGCGGCACGCTGACCCTCTCCACGGATGATCTGAGTCAGGAGGTCAGCAAGGCCATTCTGGGCCTGACGGAGCAGGCCATCACCGGGATTGATGGCGTGACGGACACCTCTGTAAAAGAGCTGGTCTATGACGATACCCAGGTGACCCCGTATCTGGGCGTGGGTTTCATTATCAAGAAGAAGGTCGGCGGCGTGTTTAAGTGGCGGGGCGTAGTCCTGACCAAGGTCATGTTCTCCGTGCCGGCAGATGCAGCCACCACGCAGGGCGAGTCCATCGAGTGGCAGACCCCGGAGCTGACCGCCACCATCATGCGGGATGATTCGACCACCCACATGTGGAAGCGCGAAGCGACCTTTACCACGGAGGCTCAGGCGGAGGCGTATATCAAGAATCGCCTCTCGATCACGGTGGCAGCATGAGAACGGCCAGTATTGAGATCGGCGGAAAAGAACATCTGTTGTGCTTTTCCGCCCGGGTGGTCCGGGCCTGCACGGAGAAATACGGCGAAGTTGAAAACATTGACTCCGCCCTGTCTGCTGACGATCCTGTAAAGGCGCTGGATGAGGCCGTGTGGCTGCTGGCGACCATGATGGACGGCGGCGCCCGGTATGCACGGCTGAATGAGATCCCCAACGCCCCGGCGCTGACAGCAGACGAGCTTCTGGATGTGCTGGATATCGGCGATTTTGCCAAGATGCGGGATAAAATCGCAGAGACCATCACAAACGGCAAAGAGACCCACGTGGAGGCTGAGCCGCCAAAAAACGCAGAAACCACTCCGGCGGCCCCTTAGCGCCGGAGTGGTTTCTGTGGTATGGAATGTCCGTTGGGCTGACTTACACACAGGCGCTGGACATCCCCTTCGGTGAGTTACTGGACTATATCGCCATCGAGCAGGTCAAGCGTGAGGGGTTTCGGCTCCGCCATGCCATGACTGACGATGAGATCATCCCGGATGTGAGGTGAGGGCATGTCAGTAAATATCGGTCCCAAAATCGGGATTGACGGAGAAAAACAGTTTCGGAGCGAGTTAAACTCCATCAGCCAGCAGCTTCGGACGCTGAACACGGAAATGAAGGCGGTGACCACCGCCTTTGACGCCAACGACAGCAGCCAGAAGAAGCTGGCGGCGCAGTCCGACGTGCTGACCCGGCAGCTGAGCTTGCAGGAGCAGGAGGTGACGGACATCCAGAAGGCGCTGGACTACGCCAAAGCCAACTACGCGGAGAACAGCAACGAGGTGCAGCGGTGGCAGCAGGCTCTGAACAACGCTACCGCAGACTTGAACCGAACGAAGTCCGGAATTGAGTCCATCAACGAGGAAATGAAAAACACAAGTGTTGTTTCTCAGTTCGGCGGCGCCTTAAAGTCCGGGCTTGCGGTGGCTGCCAAGGCAGCGGCGGCGGCCACCGCAGCGGCGGCCGGAG